GCACACACTTCGCACAGTTGGTCACACTAGCGCGTCTGTTGATTTGGAAAGCCTCATGGACATGGCTGGCGCATTGCCCGGTCAATATTGGGGATTGCCCGGCACGGCTTGGCAGATGCACCCAACGTACATCACGGCAATCCGAAAGTACGCGCACAACGGCGGCACTGGCCCATATTCGCTGGTCGAGACTGGCGAACTAGGCGAAGGTCCAGCTGTGAATATTATGGGCTTCCCTGTGGTTCCTAATCCTTACCTTGACCCAACTGGTACGGCAGGTAATTTCCCAGTTTATCTTGCCAACTGGCCTCAATTTCTAACTATTGCCGATGTAGAAGAAATGTCCATCCAAGCAATGGAAGAAACTGCGCCGGGGTTTGTAACTCTGTACGCAGAAAAGCGAATGGTCAGCACTGTGCGTAATCCTTTTGCCGGTGTTCGGTTGATTGAGACTTAATTTATGTCAAGCGAAATCCTTGGTGCTCAAGGTGGGCAAACCCGCAACCCTTTTAACTATTCAAAAGTTGAGCAGTTAAATCGGGATGTTGTCACGCCTTGGCTTACATTAGATGAAATAACGCAGCAATTAAATTTATTTGGCGATGAAAGCCAAGACACATATTTAAGCAGCTTGGAATTAGCAACCCGATTTGCCATTGAAGACTATTTGGGAATGTCTATTTTTTCATTGTCATACCGAGTTTGGTATGGTGCTGAAGGAACAGTAACTGCTCCATTAGCTTTAGATTTGCCTGAAGTCAGCCAAAATCTTTATTCAACACTACCCGGCATAACAATTAATTCAGTTGGTTATTACAACAACAACACGCCGCCGACACTTACATTGGTATCGTCATCAACGTATTATTACGATGCAAGCGGCAATCGAATAATTTTGACTAGCTTTCCAAATATTACAAGTGACATGGCAAATCCAATTGTCGTGCAATACACCACAGCAGCTAACCCGCTGCAAACGTATCCAGCCATCAAACAGGCTGGTCTGCTGCTGCTCACGCACCTGTACAACCAGCGCAGCAACAGCACCGAGGCATCACTCAAAAATATCCCGTTTGGCGTAGATACACTTTTGCGCCCGTACAAAGAATTGGTTATGTAATGGCGATTGCACGGTTTGAAAACATTGCAATCAATAATCTAACCTTCAGCCTAACGGCTTTTGGTGAGCAAATCACAACCACGACAAAATGGTTTGACACCCGAGCCACAGTGTCGGCGGTAGGCAACAATCTGAAAATCTCGGAAAAATATCGGCTGTACGATAACCTAGTGCGGTTTCGTTTGAACTACACACCCAATATGCGGACAATTGCTAACTCGCAGCATCTGTTTAGCATCACGTATAGGACGCAAGATTGGCGCATTAACGATGTGCAGGAATCAGACGATCGCATGAGCGTGTTGATAATGGCATACCGCAATGATCCGGTAACTGCAACATGACAGCCCAGCAAAACCCCGTTACGTATGCTAGGGCCATCCAAGCGGCATTGACAACCATTGTCACGCCCGTCCCGGTGTATGCTACTTTTAACCGCAACTTTGCTACCGAACCAAAATTTGTAACTTGGATGTTGCGAAACATTCACCAGCCGGTCTACACCGGCATTTACCAATCCGTTAAAGGAATTGATACGCCAGTATTTCAAATCAGCATTTTTACGCAAGTTATTGAAGACGGTTTCACAATCAGCAATCAGATACTACAATCGCTCCACGGCTATTCTGGATTGTTTGGCGGTGCAACTTACGGCATACAGATCAGCAAAGCCGATGTGCAATGGCTTTACAACACATACGACAATGATGAGAAACTCGGACAAGTAATCTTAGACTGCACATTAGATATACCAACCTGATAAGACAATAAATTTTTTACCCTCTCAACAAAGGAACTTATCATGGCTCTCCCGACAAAAGTATTACCCGGCTTTACCGCCACAATGTACGCGCAACCCAGCGCAACGCCTACACCAATCACGACTGCAAACTTGAGCGTTTTGGGCAGCATTTCGCCACTGGCAATCAGCGGCAATTTAGTGCCCGTTGAAGCAATCCCAGCTTTTGGTCAAGATGATGCGGTAGCGTCCTTCATGGTTGCTGGCTCGCGTCAATCCGACAAAATCCCTGTTCAATCAGCGCCGACAAGCATGAGCATTACAGCAGCTTGGAACCCAAGCGATACCGTACTGTTGTTGCTGCGTGCAGACGCCTACAACGGCACTATTGATCGCACCTACGTGATTGCCGCAACTGATGGAACGAATACCATCTATTACGCTTTTAACGGGCGTGTCAGCCAGTGGACAATTGACAGCGCACCCGGTGCCGAGGCCAAAGTTAACTTTACGATCCAACCCCGTGGCAACCAGTACGGCTGGAGCAATACAGTATGACAGCAATAGATGCGGTGCTGGCAGAAATGACCGCCAGTTACGGCGACCTGGCTGCACTTGCACGGCAGCAGGTAGTCAGCGCACCGGAAATAGCCGAGGCGCTGGCAAAGGCAGACACAGATTCAGCGGAATATGTCTGCTTAAAACTTTTGGAAAAAAATGTCCGACAAGATACAGAACACGAATGATCTGCTGAACTTTTTGGTAACTCAAGCCGAGTCCCGCAAGGATTGGTTTGGGTTTACCCAACAAAAGATGACAGGCATCCAGCTGGTGCATCAAATAGCTGCAAATCATGCCAACACAATGACGCCAGAGCAGATCGTGAAATTTGTCGTAGAACTTAACAACCTAATGTACAAAGATATTATTCGAGGATGACATGAGCGTCAGCTTTAAACTTGAAGGAATCGGCAATGTTCATGCTGCTTTTGAAGAGTTGGCTAACGAAATTGGCGACAAAAAAGCCACCAGCAAAATATTAGTTCCAGCGGTACGGGAAGCAATGAAACCTGTGCTGGCAAAAGCAAGAGCAAATGCACCCGTTGACACTGGTGGCCTTAAGCGAAGTTTGCAAGTAGAGGCACGCCGTCCTAATCGCAAAGACAAGCGATCAAAATACATTGTTAGCACTGACACCGTTATATCGTTAGTGACTACAGCACCGGGCAAAAAGTTAGCAAAAATGGGAATTGCTAGTGATGCCAGAGCAATAGCGCAAGAATTTGGCACGGCTAGAAATCCAGCCCAGCCATATTTGCGCGTTGCGTTAGAATCAGAATCGCAAAACACAGTAAACATTCTTGCCAAAATACTGGCAAGACGAATAGATCAATACAACAAGGTGAAAACATGACAAGACTATCAAGCGCATTAGGAACTAGCGCACAATTACGAATTAAACAATTTGACCTTGGAGGCCATACTTTCAAAGTTCGTGTTCCACTTGTATCTGAAAGCGATGCAATACACGCACGAATAATGAAACCGGATAGCACAACGGTAGATAACATTTATACTGAATTGACAAAATCATTAAATGAATTTAAATCTGTTGAAAACTCAGAATTGGTTTTTACAGAAAACGATGTGGTGGTTTCTGGTCGTTCAATGCGTGAGGCAGCGACAAACAAAGCAATGATGGAAGCCCGTATCACAGAGATGGTGCGTCTGCTTCAAGCAGAAAATCCCGTCAACAATTTGGACGACATTACATACGCTGAGATTGAACAAGAATGGCCTTTGAGTGTGCAACGTGAATTGATTGAAAAAATTGCTGAAGTAATCAGCCCCATTTACCGGGAGATACGGGGAAACTAATCGGCTCGTTAAAGGAACAAGTCGCGGCTGCGATGATCTTTAACGGGCATACACCCGAATCTATTGCCAATCTTGACCAGATCACCATGCTGCAAATCCAAACACTTTATGCCGATGGAACAATCGGCAATCATGGATTGCTGGCGCAGCTTGCAGTATTAACAACGGGCATTTTTAATTACATAAGACCGCCCAATGCAGCCCCCTACAAGCTGTCTGGTACGCTTGGCGCAGCACATGACTACTTATACCCTCCAGCAACAAAAGAACAGCTTGTAGCGCAGGCCAACGACAGCCTGTTAGCTTTTATGGTGCAGGCACCAGGCTTTAGCAAAGGAAGATTTGATCATGGCTAACATTGCTCGGCTCGGTGTAGCACTAGGTCTTAACAGCGCCGAGTTTATTACCGGCATAGATGCTGCTGGCAAAAAGTTAGATCAATTTAGTGTAGCTGCTGTTGGTGTTGCTAAAAATGGTATAGCAGCACTTGCAGCAGCTTTTTCTGTTGCAACGTATAAAGCTATTGGATATGCGGATGAATTGGCAGATGTTGCTGCTGCTAATGACATAGCAATAGATTCAATTATAAAGCTAACAAATGCGTTAGAAACTTCGGGCGGCAAAGGTGACAATGCTGGAAAAATGATTTCCAGTTTTACTGATTTTGTTGATAAAGCTGCCAAAGG